AACAAGCAACAGTTCAATGAGTGATACAGAAATTAAACAAAATATTATACAACTTATTACACAATATTTTAGTATAGAAAATTGGGACTTCGGTGAAGATTTCTACTTTACAGAAATGGCGGCTTATATACACAATAATATGATTGGTGAAATAAGTCAAGTAACAATACAGCCAGTTGGAAATACAGATGATACAACAGACTTATTTGAGATTACATCAAACGGTGATGAATTATTTCTACCAGTAATTAAAACTAGTAATATTACAGTTACTAAAAGTGTAGCAAGAAATAGTACTACTATTGGAGAGAGTACTTCAGGATTGTTAACTTCAACTGGTATGTCGAGCGGAGGTTACTAATGAGCGAACGCAAAGCAAATCCTAATATAGCTCCTTTAATCACCAATCCTGGCGACAGTAAAAAATATACGGGTACTAGAGACATTTCTAGTTTTCTTCCTGAGATTTTCAGAACAGACATAAACAAAGGATTCATTGATACTACACTTGATCAACTTTTATCAACAGGTAGTTTACAACCCGTAAAGAGTTATGTGGGATCTAAGTTTAATAAAAATACAACAGTAGACAACTACATTGCTGATAACCGAGACAGTGATCCATATCAATTTACACCTAGTTTAGTAAATGTTGATAAAAGCAATAATATCTCACAAGTAATGCCTTATGATGATTTGATTAATCAATTAAAATTTAATGAAGTTAATATGAATAACCATAACAAAGTATTTGATGAAAAAGGATATACTTTAGACCTTCCCATAAACTATGATATGTTTATAAACTATCACAAGTATTATTGGGCTTTGGATACAGTACCGCACGTGAGTATTAAACCAACAAGCAGTGCAATAATTGATATTGATAAAATAGTAAATTCAGTAACATATACTACTCCGACACTAAGCACAAGTAACACACTTACATTGCAAAACGGTATGAGAATTATGTTTGATTCAACTGTACTGGATAAATTTACTCAAAGTGGCAACACAAACAAGGTATTTACATCTTCGGTTGCAATTACAACAGGCACTGTAAAAGTTTATAAAAATACTATATTACAAACTGTAAACGTAGACTATACCTATAACAGTAGTTCAGGCGTTGTTACTTTTACAAATGCGCCTGCAAATGGTGATACAGTTAAAATACGTAACTTTTATGCTCACAGTACTAGCGGAGATTATGCAGTTGGAGACATTTACATAGTTGATAACGTAGGTGACAGTGGAGGCATTAAACTTACTAAACATTTTGCAAGTCCAGACTCTTACTTCTTAGACGGAGATCGTGTTTGGTTAAATCATACTATGTACAGTAGTCAAGAACCTGTTGGGTTTGATGAAGTTGGTATCGGCTTTGATTTAGACCCATATGACTTTAAAGAATATGTGATGACCACTAGAGACTATGTAGTTGAACAGAGATATAGTAAAGATCAAAGTGCATGGGCAAGAAGTAATTTATGGGTGCATGAAGATACAATTAAAGCTATTACAGAATTTGACACTAGCTTAAATTTTACTGACTATGTGTTAGATAAAATAAGAGCAGTAAGACCAATCATTGAATATAAAGGCAACTTCCAAAAATATAATTTTGGTCAGAATCATATTGATTATGTAAATTTTGTGTATGGTGGATCTAACTTTAATCCTGCAACAGGAATAGTTGGGAAAACAGAATTTACTTGGAACGTTCAAGGATCAACAGCGTGGGCAAGTGCTTATGCAGGATACACCAAAGGTGCATATGTTTATGTTGATGTTGGATCTAGTCCTAACATTCTTAGAAGGTATTACGAATGTGTGCAAAGTCATACAGAACCAAAGAATCCTATACATGGAGAGAACAACGAATATTGGAGCCATATTACACCACGTGAAATTGAAAACGGCGACAAATTTCTTTTTGTAGACACAGCTAACTCAGCATATGATAATAAAATTTACAAAGTATCTGGTGTTGGAACTAGTATTGCATTGACAGAAATTTTTGGCCCTAGTAGTACTGCTATTAATACAAATGATAAGATAGTTATACTCAATGGAAGAGAAACATTTAACACTGATCCTACAGCTAGCAGTGACTTATTAACAGTAAACAAACCATACAGTGGTAGTGAAATATATTGGAATGGAACAGCTTGGGTATATGGTCAACAAAAGCTAGCAAAAAGTACTGCAATGAATGTTACACTATTTGATATCAACGGAGTATCATTGAATGACACTAGTTTATATCCACAGAGCGAAAGTCAAGGACTAGCACTATTTGACTACAGTAAAAATTTAGCAAACACAGTAGATGATGCATTAGGATTTGCACCTGACTATGTTGACTATGGAAATAGTCCAGGTTTAAATTTTGAAATGCCTTTCTTAACAAATGAAATATATTACACTGATAGCAATACTAATAATCAAAAGTCTAGACAAAAGATCAAAGGTTATTACTTGTTCAAAGATTTTAACAACAAAACTTTCAATGGTTGGTCACTAGTAAGAAATGGACAACCAGTTAAAAGATTAATTAGAAAAACAGTAACCAAACAAACTGCTACACAAGCACTTAATTTTGATTTAGGTTACGGAACTTATAACAATGATAGATGTTACACTTTTACAAAGTTTAATGGGTTGTATAATGTTAAGTCACAGCAAACCACTAGTTTAAAGAATAATCTCAACGATATCAACGGCACTATGCCTGAATTGTTTTGGAATACTAATACAACATACACAATTAAAACACAATTTCCACAAGCTGAAATAGAATTTGTAAACACAGACGGAACTGCTATAGCTGGCGGCTATACAAGAAATGCTGGTTCAGGAGATGAGTTTACTATTGCAATTACTAATCCAACTGTTAGTGAAATAAAATATAGAATAAAGGCTTCGCCAACCAATTATGGTATTATATATTTCAATACAGTAGCAAATGATACAACTGTAAAAGTTTATAACAACGGTTCTGAAGTAACAAATTATACAATATCTGGTAATATACTCACCATAACAGGAGGCTTATCTGAAAATGACAAGTACGAAGTTGAATATTATACACATAATGTTTACAGTGATACGGCTGAAGGTGATCAACAAGTTGCTGACGTACAAACGTTAAATCCGCAGAACACAACAATGACAAAAGTTAGCTTTGGAGATTTAATTGAACATATGCGTAACCAAATGGAATCTATACCAGGGTTTACTGGAAATTATTTTGGCGTAAACAACTATCGCAATCTAGCACACGTACATGAATTTGGTGGAACAATTAGGCAACAGCCTTATTCAACTGAAATGTTGAATCAAACAATGATGGATAAAGATACTGATATTATTAGCAGTGTTAAACATGCAAGTAACAACTATTCATTATTCTTGCAAAAGTTTAAACAAAAAGCTGTACAATTAAATAAGTCTTTGGACATTTCAAAAAGTGTTCACGAATTAACCGACGAGACCTTAAAAGCATTAAGTTTAGGTAGTAATAAAGATAGTGCATTTGCCAGAAGCGATATGGCAATGTTTAAAGAATTCACCAGTGAAGACTTTTCGTTTACAAATACAGCTACAAAAGTTTTTGATTTACCACAAAGCGTTAACACATATCAAGACTCCCAGAATCATATACAAGTTTGGGTAAATGATGCTGATGGTTTAGGAAACAAAAGATGGAGAAGTTTAGTTAAAGGAATAGACTATACTCTAGCAAGCAATAAAGTAACTATCACAACTACAATTACATATCCATCAGACGGGCTTGCAAGAGCACATGTCAGATGGTACAAGCGTGACAGTTTAAGTTTTGTTCCTAGCAGTGCAGTAAAGCTAGGTATGATTAAACCTCATAATCCTGAATTAAGATCAGATTATAGTATAGATAGTAATAGCACAGCAAATACTAATGTTATAATAGCACATGACGGTAGCGTACACATCAGGAAAGGTACTGAATTATACGACAGATCTCGTGCAGGATTTAGTCCAGAAGATGCAGTAATATATGATTTAGAATGTAGAATTTTTAATAACTTAAACATAAAACATGATGATGTAAAAAATATTTCAACATATGGTCCTAACGCACATAGGGCAGACAGATATAGTTGGGCTGAAGTACAAGACTCTATAAAAAGTGAATATAATAAATGGAGTATTAAAAACAACAAGTCTGGATATAATGCTACTTCATACTATAGCGGCGGTGACAAATTTACTTGGAACTATAGTAGTGTTACTCCAAACATAGGTGGTTGGAGAGGAATATATCATTATTTCTTTAATACAGATAAGCCTCATACACACCCTTGGGAAATGATGGGCTATAGTAAAAAACCAACTTGGTGGGATAGTAATTATAGTTGGACTAATGCAACTAAAAGAAGTGCATTAATCACAGCATTAAAATATGGTAAAGTCAGTGATCCTAGTACCAATGATGTGTTTGATATTAATTACAGTTACAACAGTTATGACTGGGCAAATAATGTTTTGGTTACTAATGCTGGTGTGCTAAATGATCCAGACACAGCTAACGTTGTTGGTACACCAAGTGCGGCAGAACGATCCAAAGATTTTGCTTATGGTGATTGGGGACCAGTCGAAGCAGAATGGAGAAGTACTAGTGAGTATAAAATTGTTAGCTTTCTCGCACTTTTAAAAACTAGACCTTTGATTGCACTAAACGATTATTTTTCAACTAATTATAGAGTTGAGAAAAATGTAAACAATGCAACAACTAAATTTGATAAACCAATTATAGTTAGTAACAAAGACAATAAACTAACAAGTTTCAAAACAGTTAATCTGTCAAGGGAACAATCACAAGGAAAAATAGTTGAACTAGTAAGAATAGTTTCAGCTGGAACTGGCTATACAAGTGCTCCAACAATAACCATTAATGATAACTTTGGATCTGACGCTACTATGTCAGCATTTATTGAAAATGGAAGTGTGAAGAGTGTTAGTATAACCAATACAGGCAGTAACTATTATAATAGTCCTACAGTAACAGTGTCGGGCAATGCTGTAATCGATGCTTATATTGCTGATAATCATATAGAATATCATGTAGGTTTGCAAAACGCAATGATTGAATATGCTAGAATAGAAGCAACTTCGTCAGCTGATATCAGAGTTAGATTGGACAAAATGAAATATTCTCCAATTATCAAAGCTGGTGGATTTGTAAACAACAATCAAAAATTTATTTTAGAAAGCAGTCAAGACAAAGGAAGAGTTGTAGTTCCAGAAGAAAATTACAAAACAATTTTGTACAACAGCAAGCCTAGCAGAGAATATTTTTACGGCGGTATAATACTTGAAAAAGTATCGTCAGGATATAAAATATCAGGCTACGACAATAGCAATTATTATTTCAACTATAATAAGTCTGATTCAAACAGTAGTGTAATTGCAGTGCCCATTGACAATATAACTGTAAATCGATATACTGGGTTTGAGACATCAATCAGTCAATTAAATTATAACACTACCATCACAACTATTCAAGACACTTATAACTTTATTTTAGGTTATGGTAACTATCTAAATGGCTTAGGCTTCCCACAAGATTGGAAAAGTTTAGGAGTTGATTTTATTACATGGGCAAACGGCGATAGTGCAGACAAGTTATATCTAATTCCTAATGCAAATTCTATAATTGTAAATGATGGTCACAGTGGATATTTTGATAATTTAGATTCTAAATATGATGGCGTGTTTAATATAAACGATTCTTTGGGTAAGAGAATATCGTCAAATGATCTAATTGTAAATAGAAACTTAATGATTCCAGATAGTGATACTGTATTCAAAACAAAAACAAGTGCTACTGAAGTTTATGGTTTAAGACTTTACAAAACTGAAATAGAACATATAATTGTGTTTGATAGTATTACTGACTTTAGTGATGTTTTGTATGATCCTATTATAGGACAACGACACACTAGAATTGTATGGCAAGGTAGTAGAACAAAAGACTGGAACGGAAAATTATATAGTCCTGGATTTATAGTTAACAACGATACTATTATTCCAAACTTTGATAGTTTAGCTGGACAAGCTGATGAATATTTTGGCAAAACAAAAACACTTTCGGATAAACAAAAAAGTAATGTAGCTAGATTCAATGTTGGATATAATCAACCAACATGGGCTGAAAACTTAGACATAGAAGATGATTCATTGTTCGAGTTGGTCAAAGGCTCATACAAGTACAAAGGTACTAGGCATGCACTAGATTCATTTTTAAGAAACAAAGGTATTTTTGATGCAGATGCTACTGGAGAACTACATGAAGAATGGGCAGTTAGATTAGGTGACTTTGGTGATACGAGATCCAGAGAAACTTTAGAATTTGAAATTACACCTGACTTAGTAGTAACTAGTCCACAACCTGTTAGATTTTTTGATACTCAGAAGTATGATGTATTAACTGACCTGTCCATTGATATAGATTTAAATAGTCCGTTGATAGTTACAGGTACACCTGGTAGTAATTTTACAACAAGAGCAGTAAACACTTATGATAATAACAGTATTACAGAAGAAAATGTATTTGCAAATGACTACATTAAAGCAGGATTACCGCTAACCAGTGAAACAGACTTCAGAGTATTAAAAAGAGAAGATATGTTATCATTTCCTACTCCGACAAAAAGTGTTTATAGCTTTGATGGAGACTGGCAACTTTCTAATTATTGGGAACCTGATAAAAGCTATAAGTTCAACGATAAGATAATTTATCAAGGTAAAGCGTATCAAATGATTGATCCTAAAGGATATTCAGGATTGAGCAGTGCTAATGAATCAATTGAGCTAATAGGCGCAGTTGCACTTCCGGTTGTACCTGCAAGTGGCGGGACAATTGTAATTGATAATAATACTGTGAGCTTAACAAAAACTTCAACAACTACAGCATTAGGTGTTATTAACAAAATCGGAACACAGGATATTGTAACATCTAACGTAGTTACACATGGTAGTACACTGATCTTTGGAGAAAATAGTGTGCTTGCAGAAACAATTACATTTGCCAATACAGTGTCCACAACAAATTATAGTAACATTGTAAAAACAGGCACAGTGAGTAACCCAAGTTTTGTAGGAAGTGCAACAAAAACTTTGATAATTGATGGTACAACAGTGACATTCAATGATACAGTAAGCAGTACATCAAACGTAACATTACAAGCGGCATTTGAGAATGCATTCAATGCCAATGGTTTTAGTAATGTTACCACACTGGCTACAAACAGATCAGCCGCATTAGAAAGTTTACGTGTTGCTTACATTAGTGCAAATAACAGTAGTGCTTGGGCAACATTTTTAACAACATATTTTAGTGTTAGTGATGCAGGTGTTAATATGACACAAACACTTGCCTTGTACAATACTAGTCCAAGTTATGCAACACAACTAGCCAGTTTAATTACCAGCGATGTAGCATTAATAAATGCTAAAACTGGAAATAGTTATGTAGCGTCAGCAGTACTAAGTGGATCTACTGTAATACCAAGTAGTGATATAACATCAACACAAACAGCTATAGCCTCTGGAGCATATATCACAGCCGTTAAAACATATCTAATTGCTAATCCAACTGTAACTATTACAAATAGTACTGTGGTAACAACACAAAGTTCGACAGTGTTCAAAACATATTCACTTAGTGATATAGTCAACAAGATTACAGCCGCAGGAATTGCTAACATTACTGCAAGTGCAAGCAGTAATTTTTTAAGGATTACAAAAACTACAAGTACACCTACTGTTGCATATAGTCTTGTAATTAGTGCAGGCACAGCAAACAGTGATGTAGGCTTTAGTAGTGTTACAGAAACTATTGCGGCAACAAGTAGTATTACTACAAGTACACCTAACTTAACTATTTCACAAGTAGTTTCACAGATTAATAATGCTAACATTACAGGAATTACGGCGCAGATTAATAGTGCTAATACAAATTTACTACAGATAAACTGTAACCTTGCAAATCTGTTTATTGGAACAGGTACTGCAAATAGTGTTATTGGTTTAACACAAGGTGTGACTCCAGCGAGTACATCAACAAGTACTAGTGGTGTGGCTCTTGGTATTAACGATATTGTAGACAAAATTAATACAGCAACAATCAGTGGCGTAACAGCAAGCAATAGCAACAACAGATTAAAGCTAACCAGTACAAATAGTACACTAGTAATAGGTGCAGGTACTGCAAATAGTGTTATTGGCATAACAGCCAAAACAATTACAGCAATTGCAACAAATGTATCAAATGTGTTCAATGCTATAGTAAGTGGCGTGGAGGTTTTCCAAGAGATTACTGATCCTAATGTACTGAGTATATGGGTTGCAGACGATAGTGAGTTTGGAAATTATAATAAAGGTTATGAAGTATATCAAACAATGGATTTTGATATGTATATTTCAAAAAGTTGTGCTGGAGTTGATAGTGCAGATGAAGCACAAATTACTGTATCTAGAAATCCTTCAAATCTTACACAAGCACATAACTTAGTAGCAGGTGATTTTGTATTAATACGAGGCAGTGCTACAACACCAAGCATCGACGGAATACACAAAGTAACCAGAGTTGATACTAGTAATACTGCACAATTTTATATTGACGAATATATCCAAGAAGAAGGCGCCGCAGGAAACGTATATCCATTACGACCAGTTAGATTTGACACATACAATAGTTTAGATAGTGTGAAAAATCAACAAGTAAACGGAGTTTACAAATATAACTTCTCAGGAACTAGACAACAACAAAGTGCTAATCCAATTTATGCTTTTGTAGATGACGATGGATATAACAAAAGTGCAGTATACAAATGGGTAGGTGATTGGGACGACAATAACGGTCACAACAATGGAAGTTGGAATCTTGTGCGTAATGGAATTGAACAAGCACGTAACGATTTAATTAGTAATGTTAAAATATATGATGCAGTAAGTCGAACTAGCATAGCAAACATTGAAACATATGATCCTGCTAAAGGTATTATATTTGGATTTATTGATAAAGAAATTGACTTCAAATTAGTTAATGATATTGCTAGCTATAACTATAATACCAACGATGGCGAAATTATAAACACCTCAGCTTGGAAAGACGAATGGGTAGGCACCAGATGGTGGAATATTAGTACTGCAATCTATTTAGACTACGAACAAAGCACAATAGATTATCAACAAGCAAATTGGGGTAAGCTAGCTGACGGCGCAACAATTGATATATACGAGTGGACAAGATCTCCTGTTTTACCAGATCAGTGGAGTCAAGCTGTAGATGATGCTATTGTCATTGACGGATCTGAAGCGAGTGGCGAAGCCTACTTTAATATAATTAATAACGAAAAAGTGTATAACTGGACTGAACAGGTATACTATAATCCACGCACACAACGAGACGAAAGTGTGTATTACTTCTGGGTCAAAGATAAACTTTCATACAAAGGATCTAGACAGTACAACGTAAAACAATTGTCTACTTTACTGACCAATCCAAACGGTTATGGATTAAGTTGGGCGGCGGCTAGTGGTGATAGTCAGTTGTTGCTAAACAACATTGATTCATTTGTAACCAAAAATAGTGTTGTACAAGTTAATCAAAGTTATGGAGATACAAATAGTATGCCATTGAATGAATGGAAGCTATTAGCTGACGGTGATCCTTCTTGTATTATTCCAGAGTACTTTCATATTAAAATGAGAGATAGTCTTGCAAGTTACAATAATTATGCTGAAGATAAACCATATACAACTTGGTCAAGTTTTACTGCTTATACACAAGATGCAGTTGTATTACACAATGGAAGTTATTACACAAGTTTAAAACCAAACCAGAACAACGATCCGTCAACAGATTTAAATAATACTAACTGGAGTAAGATATATGATTATAGTCTAATAGATGTTACTCAAGAAGATGATATTAAAATCTGGAAAGGACAACATTTACCTGATTACGATCTTCATAGACATAATCGTTATGGACACTTAGTAAGACCTAGACAAACTTTATTCAGAAACATACAAGAAGCAAGACAAAATTTTATTGAAGCACTCAATGATTTAGTTGGTGAGATAAATGTTGTAGATGAGATTAACGGATACACAGTATTATTTGATGATTTTGTAAAAGGAAATACAACTTATAATCTTAGAAATTATACAAGTTATAAAGATTGGTATCTAGTAGAAAAAGATGCAAGTGGTAAAACTACTTTTAGTTTCAATCCAAATACAGTAGCAGACGTGGTATACGATAATTTAGATGATTATAATAATGATGTAGATCCAGCTGACGGAAGTTATGTTTTAATTAAAACCAACATCGGTGATGATGGAATAAACCGACAAGAAATGTTTTTATTCACTAACGAAAAAAGTAAACTAGTGTACAAAGAAAAAGCAACACTAGAGTTTAGTGAACAATTTTGGTTTGAAAGTAAGTTTGGACATGGCTTTGACTCAGCTGGTTATGCAATGACCCCTTACGATAGTGGCAGTAGTGAACAAATAAGCAAGTTAATGGATATTGTAAGAAGTAAAATATTCATAGGTCGTCACAAAGTTAAGTACAACAAGTTATGGTTTAAGCTACTATATTCAGCAATATTACAAAATACAACAGATGATTTTGCTTTTAAAACTAGCTATGTCAAACTAAAAGTTAAACATCAGTTACTAACAAATAAAGAAAAGTATCAAAGATACAGTATTGAAACTATTGAAGATTACTTTAATCAAATTAAACCTTTTCATACAAAGTTGCTAAGTCTAATAGATTCAAATACTCATGCAGAAGCAACTGATATACAAGTTGACGAGCAAACAAGAAATATGGCTATTACAATTAAACATAACGATCATACAACAAGAGATTGGGATTGTGATCTTGTGTTAGATGGCGGCGCATTTTCAACTGTATTTGGCAATCAAGTAGATTACGCTAATTTTACAACTGTTGACAATGATATCGAATTCATATATAATGGAAATGTATTTGATCAACCTGCTTGTGAAGGATGGGGTGAAGAACTTTATCCGACTGACTTCACAGAGAATATTGCAATTAGTGTTCAAACAAATGCTAGTGGAAATACAGTAACATCTGATACAAGAACATTTAGAATGAGTGTATATCAACCAAATGACATACAATTTAGTAATGTTATTGTAGATGCACAAAAGACAACAACAACTGCAAGTGTTACCGGATTAGATACAACAATTCCTGTAGCAGATGCAACTGTATTAGATAATCCTAACACAGTATTTGGTGTAGGCGAAGTTCCTGGAGTTGTTTACATCAACGGCGAAAGAATTGAATATAGTGCAGTAAGTGGTAATAACTTACTATATTGCACAAGAGGCACATTAGGAACTGCACAAAAAGCACACAACAGCGGTGCAACTGTAGTAAACAGTGGCGCAACAACACGTATTCCGATACTGGAAAAGTTCTCTGATTATGGTGATAATTTGAGAATGGCGTACAATGATAGCGGTGTAAGCCTAAGTGCCGCAGGAATTTCACCAGAGCATGCATTCATTAGAAATGCAGGGCAAGGATCGATATAAATATTATAAATTGGAAGATATTATGAGTTTAGAACAAATTGAAACACCACTAATAGGTATTGAAGGTCATATTAAAATTTGGGATCCTGAATCAGGTGAGGTTCTGGTTCGTAGACGTAATGCTGTAAACTTTGAAAATATGAGCATTGCACTTGCAAACCTATTAGCTTCTGAATCAGGAGCAACAAGTACATATGAAATTAAAACACTTCGTTTTGGTAACGGAGGAACAAGTATAGACGGACTGGGTGCTGTTACATACAAAGCAACAAATACAAACAGTGCTAGTGGAGCATTGTATAATCAGACACACAGTCAAACAGTAGATGAAACAATTAGCGGAAGTGCAGACAACAGTACAGAAGCTAGCCACACTAGTCCAAATGCATATAGTGATGTAACTGTCACTTGTACATTAGACTACGGAACTCCAACTGGACAAGACACTACAGATACAGCTACCAATATGAATGGTACATACGTATTTGACGAACTAGCACTTTATACAGCCAACAACGATTTGTTGACTCACGTAATTTTTCACCCGGTACAAAAAAGTGCCAATCGAAAGATACAAGTTGTTTATACATTAAGAATAAGAAGTTCGTTTGCGGACTTATAATAGGAAAAAAAGATGCCATATACAGTAGATTATAGCCAAAGTAGTAAAACAGCAATAACAGTAAATGACGGTACAGTTGATACTAGTACCAGTCTTAATTTAATAGGAAAAAACTATACAAATTTCGGTGAACTATTAAATGAAAATTTACTGCATTTATTAGAAAACTTTGCTGATGCTAATGCCCCAACTAATCCTACCGAAGGTCAACTTTGGTATGATACTACGAACAGTTTATTAAAACTTTATGATAACGGTAGTTGGTTCCAAATTGGAGCACCAGCTAGCACCACAAGATTTGAATATAGAAATAGACAAGATACATCAAACGCATATCACAAAACAATTGAGATGATAGTTGATAACAACATTGTCTGGATAGGTACTGATGATACTACAGTTTGGACACCCAAATCAACAGAATTTTTAGAAGACGGCACGACTGCACTAACAACACAGTTTCCAACTATTCAAGCAGGCATCCAAATGAATAGTACAACAAACTATAAGTTTAGAGGTACAGCTACTAGTGCAGATTATGCTGACCTTGCAGAACGTTATGCCGCAGATGCAGAATACGAAGCAGGAACAGTAGTACGCTTAGGTGGTACACACGAAATTACACAAACATTACAAGAATCAGACATAGATGTTTTTGGAATTGTAAGTGACTCGCCAGGATTTGAAATGAATGCAAGTGCAGGAACAGATGCAACACATCCTTTTGTAGCACTAGCAGGTAGAGTTCCGTGTAAAGTAATTGGAAAAGTTGTTAAAGGTGATAGGATTGTATCAAGTTCGACACCAGGAACAGCAATAGCACATAAAGGTGATAGCCCTGATTTTAGACCAATAATTGGTAGGGCACTTGAGAGTAAAGATACCGAAGATGCAGGCACAGTAGAAGTAGTAGTTGGAGCAAAATAAATGGCAGTCTCACCCGGACAAATAGCAACTGCGGTACACTATAATACGGTAGCAACAAAAGTTAACAAGGTTTTTGGTGATAATTACCAAACCGCGGCAGTTACTGATAGTAATAGAATCGATACACATAAATTTGGCTGGGGCGCCACTGATATTCCTTACAATTTGTCTGCTGGTACTTTAATTACTGCCGCAAGATTACAAGCAATGGTCGAGCGTACAAATGTTAGTATTGATCATATAAATGTTACCGACGGTAATTTAGTTTTTGTAGTACCAGCAAATAGAAATAATGTAGCACTTGGAACAACTATCAGGGCTGAAGATTTAAACGTAGTAGAAACAAAATTTGACGGCAGTATCTTAACAAATAATAATCATTTAACAGTTGATGCTACAAATGCTAGTGCATTGGTTGCAACACCAGTATCCGGAGGTCCGTATACTAGAACCGCACAGTGGAACACCAAACTTGCAGGTGAACACAAATGGACCTGGGGAAGCTATAACAAAGCAAGATACTTTTTTAATAGTGGCGGACAAGTAAGACTCAATCTAGCTATGAGTGGCGGAAGTACAGCAGGATATTATAACTGGAGCGATGTTATAAATGAAATGGGTGTATTAAATTTAGATTGGGACACAGTAACACAAAGTAGTAGTACTACAGCTGGTACAAGCACAGGTAAAGGTTTTTATCAATTAACACAGTATTACGGTGATGGCAGTGATGCTGGATCAGCAGATGAAGGTCTTTTGTTTACATCAAGTGGTGTTACTTTAAATAGAACAGTAGGCGATTCAGGAACTTCTGGGTATGGTTATGGATACATCAGTGGACCAGGCGCTTTCCCACAGTGGGCAGATCCTGCAATTATCGGCGGATCATACAGTAGCACAGTATATGTTAGTGCATACAGCATGTACAGTAGCTATCAGTCATTGAAGTTTAAACTCTATGGAAAATATGCGGCAAACGGAGCCGAAGTACATCTAAAAATAGTACTAGATGATACTGCACACAATAACATTATTGACGGTACGTTAACTCCTACACTAAGCTATCTGATGCCAGATGCTATAACGCAAGGCGGAGCAACATTTAATATAGCTCCTGCTCCAACAGTAACAATCACAAACAATCTTAATAGTGCAGACGACAGCTAAAAAAACTGTTGACAAACCCAACATAAATAAGTTATAGTAGTATATAATTATAGGAGAAACTCACCATGGACGAGAGACTCGAGAAAGCCTTAGAATTTGCGAATTATCGAATTACTCTAAGTAATCAAAAAAGAACAATACGACAACGTATGCATGTTCTGCAAACTGTAAATTACAATAAAGGAGTTTTTAATGCTAATCCTGTTGTGATTAGTTTTGTAAAAACTCTAATAGATAGCGGAAAACAAGATGCAGTAATCTTAGATTCAAAAGAATCGCCAATTTGGATAGAAAATTTAAAAGAATTTTTAGATAGTTTACTAAGCGCCTACACTGAATCTACAAATGAATATAAAACACAAATGGATAAAATTATAAAAGCTAGAAATATTAAGAGCATAATGGACTGGTAAATGGATAGTGTTAAAAAAGGGAATGGGGTATGTATTTTTGCATACAACAATCAACAGTTAGACTATGTAAAATTTGCTAGTGTTGTAAGTAAATTTGTTAAGAAAAATATGAAAAACAACACAGTTGCTTTAATCACAGATGAAGGAACTGAAGCTTGGATGAGAGAAAGTCTGAGTCAAAAAGACATGGATTATTGTTTTGATTTTACGGTAATTACTAGCCCTCAACACAACCAGAATTTAAGAGTACATCATGACAGTCCTTGGACTGAATTTACTGCAAATTTTCAAAACTCTAATAAACACAAAATTTTTGAATACACACCATTCGAACGCACACTGTTAATAGATACAGATTTTATTATACAAAATAATTTTTATGATTATATATTTGACACAAATATTCCAATATCTATGCATAGAACAGCTGAATATTTTGGAGGCGAATTGCCTTATCGAGACGAAATGATGTTGAATAGTGCTGGAGTGAATCACTGGTGGAGTACTGTAGTTTATTTCGATCAAAGCGAACATAGTAAAATGTTTTTTGATACTTGGGCTCATGTGAAAGACAATTGGGAATATTACAGTTTGCTATATCAGTTTCCCAAACAACTATTCAGAACAGACTTTTGTGTAAGTATTGCTAGTCATATGATGAACGGTTTTCAAAATGAAACTTTTGTAGACGACTTTAAAAGTACTCCTTTACTTAATATGGATCAAAAAGATGATATAGTAAAATTGAATTCGTTAGATGACTTTGTATTTTTAAAACACAATAGAGTTGAAGCATGGAAAAATATCTTGTGTAGATATACCAACACTAATATGCATTTAATGAACAAAAGAGCATTAGATAGACAAATAGCAACTATCAATGATATGTTTAAGGAGAAGTTTGATGTCTAGAGGATTTATTACACTTGGTATTAATACTGATAAAGATAGAATTTTTCACAGCTACGGACTTGCATGTAGTATAAAAAATAGTGACCCTACAGCAGAAATTTGTTTAGTTGTTGACAAAGGTAAATCAGACGAAGTAGATAAAAATTATTTAAAAATGTTTGACTATATTATTGAACTACCATTTGGAAATAGTGCTTATGCAGATGGGTTCCATGGCATGAACATTTGGCAAATGATTCATTGTAGTCCTTTTGATGAAACAATTTATATCGACGCTGATACACTAATACATGGTATTGATATAGACTTATTATGGGACACAATGAATTCAAATGGTGATTTTTGTATACCAGAAAATGCATTAACTTATAGAAATTATCCTATCGACACTACATTCAGATTTGAATTTGAAAATCAATATCAGTTACCTAAATTTTTTAATAATATAATATATTGGAAAAAAGATGCACCAGCGGCAATTGAATGGTTTAAAATGGCTGATCCGATAATGCAAAACTGGAGAGGAGCATATAGTAAATTCTTTCAAGACAAAAAACCTACGACATTTGATAAAAATATTTTATGCAATTTAATAACACACTGTTTAGATATGTCAGATGGAGTCGGGGTAAGGTTGAGCAATCACTTTGACTTGCATGCAGATTCGCAAGGAGTATGGACAGAAGATATACCTGACCAATGGACTGAAATGCTTAATACCTGGATAAGTGATTCAGGGAAGATACAAATTGAAAATCATATTATTACAAGTGGAATTATTCACTATTGTGATGAGAATTTTTTAACCGAAGAATTACTAGATGTCTACAGAACAGTTTGATGATGCACCACCTACATTTGTTAGTGAAAAATCGATCGAAGTTTCTCCCTATCAATGGTGTGTATATTTCGACGATGAGACTGAAGAAGTAGTCACTGTAACAAATAGACCTAGAGAAGAGATCCAATATCCTTATGTGCTTTCGGCATCAGAAGATGCAAAAGATATTTTAAAAGGGGTTTTGAATCCTCAGAAATTCCGTGTAATTGAGGTTAGCGATGGATTTAAGTTAGTGGAAAAAAGCGAAAGTCTGAGAATAAAAAGTGCTGAAAACTTTTTAAGCCAAATACCTATTGTAGAAAATAATCAAGATGTAAACGTTATATTTTATATCAACAGTTGGAAATTGGAAGTTAACTTTAATCAAGATACTCTATATAAAATGACAGGTCGTCGATATCATAAACACATAGCTATCAATGAAGATAGCGAAGGTAAGTATGATAACATTCAGTTATTTCTTATAAAAGGCAATGACCCTAACTTTCTAATAGGCACAATAGAGATAGACACAAAGAAACTAGTGTCAGACGGCTACATAATTTACGACTTACATAAACTAAGATCAATTTGTGGGCTAGGTGAAATCACTGTATTAACTAAAAAGATTTTTAAGACTTATGGTGTAAAAAGAAAACAAAACTTTGTAAGAGCTGAATTTGGTAGACGAAGAGACAAGAAAAGACTGGTACACGACATTGAAGAAAAGAATCCGCAGGTAATAAATCCATTTACGATTATTGATGGTGAAAAAGGCTATTCTATTAATGGAAAAACTGCAAGAATTTTTTATCTGCATAGTAATTTTGTTCAACCATCTGAACAAAAAATCTACGGAGATATAACTTTATATCTAGTTGAAAAAAATAATGTAAATAAACTGGTAGATGTATTGCATATTTCATATGACGATATAGGATATAATAAGAGAACTAAATTAAACACAAACGTCGATTTAAATGATTGTAAAATTATGACTCGGGAAGAGCATAAAAGTTTAACATTCGACCTACAACTGGAGGTAGCTTAAATGCCAAATCTTATACCGATATCTGAATTTGATATAATATATATCAGCTATGACGAGCCCAACGCAGAACAAAATTGGGCAGACCTACAAGATAAATGTCCGTGGGCAAAACGCAGTCATGGAGTATGGGGTAGTGATGCCGCACACAAAGCCGCGGCGGCTCTTAGCGATACAGAACGTTTTATTACTGTTGATGCTGATAATATTGTAAGAGAAGATTTTTTTAATATTGAATTAGATATGGATAAAATTAGATCTGTAGATGTTGTTAGTTGGGCAGGTAAAAATGCTGTAAATGGTTTAGTATATGGTAATGGTGGTATCAAGTGTTGGCCCGTTGATGTAGTTAATCAAATGCGTACACACGAAGCGGCCCCGAAAAGTGATAAAAGAGCACAGGTTGACTTTTGTTGGAATATCCATTATGTGCAAATGAATAATGTGTATTGTGATGTAATGAACAATGGTAGCCCACTACAAGCATGGAGAGCAGGTTTCCGTGAAGGTGTAAAGATGGGACTGGAAAATGGTGATGTAGTTGATCCAGAAGATATAAAAAGAATACACAGAGAAAATTATAAAAGATTGTTAGTATGGATGAGCATAGGCGAAGATGTGACCAATGGACTATGGGCAATATATGGTTCTAGACTTGGATGTCATATGACAAATGTAGAAAGACATAGTTGGGACTGGAAAAATGTGAGAGACTTTGATTGGTTGAGTAATTATTTTAATACTGAACTATTCCCTCAATTTGAGGGCGGGGATCAGATGTGTATAAACACAGGCGCAACTTGGGACTTAAATAAACTTAAAGAAGAGACAGTTAAATTGGGATCACAGTTGCGTGGTGTATTAGATTTAGAAATAAGTGATATGGATCCGGTAGCAAGTAGATTCTTTAAAGCTGTTTACAAAAACCCTCATAGACTTGGTGCTATGATTACAGAAGCACAAGTTATTGATGATATTGGAGTCGAAGATTAACTTATGCCCTTAGGCCCTCAAAACTTTTACAACAGGTTGGATCATCACCACCAAGAAGCTAAAAACTGGGTTGTAGTAAACTGGAACTTAGGCAACATGTGTAACTTTACATGTAGCTATTGTCCTAGTATACTCAACGACGGTAGCTTTGGATGGAATGACTTTGATGTTGTTACACGATTTATTAATGCTACAGTAGAACACTATGCTCCTAGAAAAGTTTACTTTGAATTTACAGGCGGCGAAGTCACACTGTGGAAAGACTTTATAAAGTGTGCAGAGTACATCAAAGAGATAGGACATGACATTGGATTTATTAGCAATGGCAGTAGAACTATACGCTGGTGGGAAAAAAACAAAGACAAATTTGATCATGTGTGTTTAAGTTATCATCCCGAAGAAGGCAATCACGAACACTTTATTGAAGTTGTTAAAATTATGAGCCAGCAGTGTAGAACACACTGCAATGTAATGATGCATTATAATCCAGAGATATGGCCTCGCTGTCAAGAAGTTGCCGAAGCTGTAATTGAGATTCCAAATATCAGTTTAGCACTACAACCTTTAATTATTGACTTTGGTGAGACATTATACACTTATGAAGATTGGCAAACTGAATATATTGACAGACAGTGGCATAATTTAGGAAGTAAAATAAAGCACACAAAGCAATGGAAAATTTATCGAGGCAGTATGCAAATGCATGATGACGTAAACGAACTCAGTCAGAATAGCAGTGCCCATCGATTTATTAACGATAAAACAAACAACTGGAAAGGTTGGTTGTGTTGGAGTGGTGTAGAACAAATTGTTGTAGACTTTGATGGTAGTATTATGATTGGTTGGTGTCGAGTTGGTGGAGCATTTGGCAATATGAAACAAGTTGATAATATACGCTGGCCAAAAAAACCTATAATGTGTAACAAAAGTATGTGTCATTGTAACTTTGATATTATGAGTAAAAAGATTTTACCAGAACACAGATATGAAGTTATCGAGGAAGACTGATTATGTCTCAACCTACAGATAACAAACAATTACGAGTTTACGATAATACTGGTAAATTTAAACGTCACAGTGTTGATGAAGTTATTGCTAAAGGCTATAACAAATGGAAAGGTTGGCATTGTTCAGCTGGCGCTCGTAATCTTTATATAGATTACGATGGAAATGTTTGGGTAGCTAACTGTGCAAGTTCAAACTTTTATGGTAAAGTACACGCTAAACGTATTGAAGACTTTACAAAGAAACTAAACAATCAACAACATTTAGATGAAGAGTTCCTAGAGTATCAGTGGTCAGTTATTGGTAGAGACGATTCACCAGAACGCATAGCATGGATAAATGCTAACACAGATAACGGTTGGCCTATGCCTAAAACCAATTGGAAACATTCAGAACAAAATACAAAACTTATGAAACGTATACGTGAACTTGTTGAAGAGTTCTATACACCA